TGATGATCATCACAGCCTGGCCCAGCTCCTCATAAGCCTGGACCTGACAGGGATGCATCCACGCGACTGACTTCGTCCCGTGGTCCTCACCGAGCCTATCCCCAATCTTGTTGAGGGCAAGGCGCGCGTAAGGAAGGGCGAGAGCCGTCCCGTTTGCGTTGACTCGATTCGCACGAATCTCAGGGAAGTTCGCACGATCGAGACCCAACCACGCGCCCGTCGAAGCGTTCGAGGCGTGATAGGGAACTCCGAACATCGACACGGGAGGCGTGCCGGTCAGACCCGACACAACGATCTTATCACCCACAACAGGCGTGGTGATTGCACCGTTGAATCGCACGGTCTTGGTTGGAATGTCGTACAGGTCAATCGGGGCTTCACCACCGAGAGTCGCTGCACCAGCGAACACGCGACGAGTGTTCAGTGTGCTGTTGTAAACCGACAGCATCTGGCCGTAGCGCATCAGGCGCACGCCATAGCCGTCTGAGTCACAAACGAAAGTGTCCTTGCCACCAGAAGTGGTGTAGCCTGAGACAGTGCCCAACACGCCTGTGCCGTCTGAGGATACGGCCAGTGCGTCAACTGCCCTTCGGAACTCAACCATGCCAGAGGCAAGGAGCTTCTTGACCGACTGCACGACTGCCTTGCGAGCCGAGTCAGTCGCCCACTCGGTCTTCTTGTGCCACTCGATTGCGTGGCGCATGTGAACTGTGTTGATGACTGCCTTCTCGTACGAGGGGCCTTCACCACGTCCGAGGTCGCCGCCTGCCGGATCGAAATGTCCGAAGCGTCCACCGGGTCGGATTTCCAGAGGAATACGCATATCCCTTGCTGAAATCGCCTCGACCTCACCCTTCTCGATTGTCGAGTAAAAGGTGTCCTCTTTGTCGAAGAGGATCGGAATCTTCTTACGGACGTTCTCAAGTTCCGTGGCAGCTACCTGTGTTTCGTCCATTGCCATGACAGGTAACTCCTACTAAGACTTCCTCTTGGGAGTATACTTACCATTCAAGAAGTCCATGTCTGAGGTGCGCGCCCAGTTAACATCCCTTGCCGAAGGGGTTTTACCGGCGGACGCTGCAACTCCACGACCTGACGCTGGAATGTTAGTACGCTTTGCCTGAGGCTGAGTCTCTGGTTGCTTACTGTTTGTTGAAACCTGGAGTCCTGCTTCTGCACGTAGCTTCTGTCGAATCGAAGGAATCAGAGACTTAGCGCCCCGCAAGTAGGCGTTTATGATTTCCTTGCGTGTCTCTTTCTGAAACCCGCTCGCTTCTGCTTTGCGCCACAGAACATTCATCTGACGAACATGACGTGTATCTTTAGCTAGAAGCTGATCGACCTCTGTAAAAATAGAATCCTTCAACGTCTTTTTGAGGAAGGGAGATATCGTCTTATCGCTATCTATCCCTTTCGCAATTTCTTTGAGCGTTTCTTCACGACCTTCTGAGAAGCACTCGTTTGTGAAATCGGTTTGCTTCTCTTGCCAGAAGGCTTGACGCTCGGATTTGATCCTTTCCTCGGCCTCATTAGGCACCTCTTTCTTCGCATCGAGGTTGGGAATCTCGGGCTTGCCGTAGAGATACTTAGCAATATGAAGTGCGGCGTTCCGTAGATTAACGTTCTCTGAGCCTTCAGCGTCCCTAATTGCTGAACGTAGAACATCATTGACTGCAGGCAGGGTGATTTCTGCATACAGTTCCATGGATTTCTCCTTAACCGTAGGGAGGAAATCCTTAGCAATCTTCTTAAAAGTATCCTTATTCCCAGTTTCAACATCATTGAGAAGTTCCTTAATTGAACCTCCCATGATCGTGCTCTCTAGTTTGTTGAAGTATCCTGCCCTTTGAGCTGCGTCCTTTGCATCTTCAGGTGACGCAAATATCTCACCATACGCACGGTCGTTACGCAGCGCAGAAGCAAGCTGCGGAAATTCTTTGAAGACAGTCGGATACTTTGTCTTGACGTCCTTAAAACGTAGCTGCCCGGCAGGGACGTCGGCATCATCTGGTTCATCAGCAATTTTGGCCGCTGGCTTCGCTGTCTCTTCAACTTCAGTAGTCTCTTCCTCGTCGGCAGGATCTTCAAACGTGACCTCACCTGGTTCGTCAGCAACAGCAGATTCTTCTGTCGTTTCTTCTGTCGCTTCTGCTTCCGCAGGCTCGTTCAGAATATCTAGATCACTCTTGCTACTGGAAGATTCACCAATCACATCATCTTCAGCCATTACTCAGTCTCCTTAGGGAACGTTGGCAACCCCTCTTGGGGCTGGAATATTCTCGGTATCTTTTGCTTTCGGTGGCGACCCCTGCTGCGGTCCCTGACCTTCCTGACCCGGAGGTGGCGCACCTTGAAGCATCATCTGCTTCATAGCTTCCATTTGCTCTGCCTCTACATGCATGCTCAGATGAGCAACTACGTTCATGTAGCCTCCGGGATTGGTCATCTTCTGGTCCATCCCGATTTCACTTACACACCATTCCTTGATCACCGCCTTATGCACAATGTGATCATCAATGTCCTTCTCGACCGGAACAGTGGGTTCGAGAATCGGTGTGCCGTCCATTGGATTCAATCCAATAGGCTGCGGCTGACCCTGAAGCAATTCGTAGATTTCGTATAGCTGCTTACTACGGTCTGCATCACCCGGAACTGTAAGCTCTGTGATACCTACCAAATCCGCGACCGTATGTCTGTTCTCTGGATGGAAGAGAGCCTCGTTCAGCGCCTCGTTATTCAATTCGAGAAGACGCATGATGATGTCTCTTTTCTGTGACCAAGCTAATGGGAATTGCTCCGACAACTCAGGTTCAACCTGTCCTACTTCACCATTCATCTCCGCCTTTCTAATCCAAACGTTGACAAAAGAATTTTTTCCCTGGCTTTTGACGATCTTCTCATCCGTTTTCATGTTCTTCGCATAGCACTTGACTGCTTTGCTTTCCACGTCAGACCAGAAGAATGAAATCATCTTGTAGATGATCTGTAATCTTTGCAACGCTTGCGCGCGACTCATGCTGTATTCGGAGGCGGTGTCACTGCCTCCTTGCATTGTTCCTCCGTAGACGGACGGTACAGTTCCAAGAACAAACTGACCAGCAGTTTGTAGATCGTCATGGAACTCTTTGTGTTCCCTCGATAAAAGCGCCGCACGATTCGTGTAAAAAGCCGCGGAGATGTTTCCTCCAACGGGTGCTTTGACAGGATATAGAGAGCCTGGAGAAACCTCCATCGATCTATATTTTTGTAGGTCAATGACACTAGAGTCAACAAACGTTTCTGGTATTCCGTGTCGTATGGTCTCGACAGTAAGCTGGAATACTTCATTGGTCATTTCCTGGATAGGAACAAGAGGATTAGCATAAGGCTGACCATGCACACGATCCAAGATAGGATCAACAGACACAGTCCAGTATTCGTCCATATCCTCGTCATTAACTTCCGCAAGGACATCATTTATGTAGATAGCTCGTAGCCCACTTGGAAACTGCGCTTTGAGAGCCAAGACGCGCTCATCGTCAGATTTCCCCACTTTATTGAACATCCAGGGGCGGAGCCAAATCTGACGACAGGTGCAAATCTCGGCATCATCATCTGAAGCCGAGATACTTGGCGTTCGCGCCCATCGATCGTATCGATCACTATCAGCAGTAGGAACGATCTGATCTGCAATATGAGGGAACTTTTCCTGCATCTCAGCAACATCATGCTCATCATTCAGAATCAGATAACCTGACTGCTGTAGGGTGCGCGCCCGTGGCATGATCTGGACGTTGATTGCACCATACAGTTCAATGATCTGGCGTGACTTCGCTACAGTTTCTTCCCAGTCGAGTTCCTGAATAGGCTCTTCCTCTGTCTCGATCATAGGAGCTACATTCGCTCCACAGTTCGGACAAATCTCTGCGTTCGGTGGAGGAGGCTCCATCATGCCTGTCATTTGAGGAGGCATCTCCGCTTCAGGTGGAGGAATCATGGCTTCATCAGGTATGCCTTCCAGACCCATAGCTTCCGGTGGCGCACCTGCATCAGCAGGCATGTCCTGCTCCATCACGGACTCAACCGGAGGAGGTTCTACAGGAGCCTCTGTCTGCGGGAAGGCATTGTTCTCGATCGACGTTTCTGCACCTTCAGGAACTGGCATCTCCTCTATTGGACTTCCGAGCTGGTCGGCAAGCCCGGAGGTGTTCATCGGCTGAACAGCTAGGTTCTCCCCACATTCGGGACAATATCCTACCTTGTTTTTGAGAACACCCTGACGGAAATGCTGAACCGTTTCTGTACCATACTTTGAGTTCTGGTCGTTGAACGTGTATGCAGCTATGATTCCTTGGTTGTATAACAGACCAATAGCTTTCATGAAAAGGAACGGAGCTTTATTGTGCTTCCTTATCAATTCAGCGAGGCGCGTGTAAGCCTGAGCAGTGTAAATGTCCTGAGCTTCGTCGGCATCGGAGGGATAAAAACGGGTCGCTGGAATTGCTTGAGCGATAGCAGATATGACGACTTCGCCGTGGGCTTTGTAGATGTTGACGATTTTGTTTTCGATGTCTGCTTCCTCGGCGTAGTCATAATCGTCGTCCGGATTGTCCGAGATAAATCTCCAGTCATGTGCCACTTCAGAGAAGTAGATGTTCTGCAATCCTTCCCAAAAGTACTCGTTACGCTTCAAGACCTTCATCATCTTGTCACGAGCAAACTGGTCCCTGTAATCTATCTGGCTTACAATAGAATCCAGAGCTTGCTTTAGCTCGGCGGAGAGGATTTCGTCGTCTGCGTTATTCGTCATTTCTTAGACCAGAACTTCAACATGTCAGCTTGGAGATTCAGCATTCGATTATTTGCAACAGTATAAAGACTTGTTTGATTACTACGATCTAGACCTCTATAAATTTCTTGCATAATAGGACCATGATTCTGATTCATCTTAAAAATCGTTTGATCAAGAGCAGACTTGATGTCACCTTCAGTTAACTGAGGCAACTTGCCCTTCTTGTAGAGCTTGACCATGTCGTTGTAGACCTGATCATAGAATCCAGGACCACCTTGTGGATTGTAGTCCTCATGGAGTTTGTTACCCTGGTAGCTCTTAAATGCACGACCTCTATCAATCCCTACGATACCGTTCGGGGTTCGGAGGAACTGAGCGCCGTGTGCATCCATATTTCCCGTAAGCCAATCAACAGGGTGATTCCTGATTACGTCCCTGAGTTCTTCAGCAGTGAGGGTCGTGAGGTCAACCTCTTTAAGGGTCGGCCAATTCATGTTGTTTCCGACCGCGGCCTGCATCGTCCCTGTCTTACCATTCATTACTTGCTTCTCTATCTTAATAGGATGCAAGCCTGATAGATTAGCAACCTTGTTTGCCGAGACTTCCTGGTCTGCAAAGTAGGGTGGATTGGCTTCCTTGAATAGATAGTCCTGACCACCCTTAGTATAAATTGACTTGCTCTTTGTTCCACCGAGCATATCCTCAGCATCTGCTACCTTGAGCTTGTATCCTGTATCAGCAGCAGGAGCAGCGACCTTAGTAGCCCCAGGCCCGGCAATCAGGTCTTCAATCGGCTTGACTTTAGGGCTACCTGATATCCACTGTCCATTCGGCATCTGCTTCATGTATTGCGTGACAAACGGATATGAAGAAGCATCTGCCTGAAAGAATGCGAGCTGTAACTTAGCAAAGTCGGAAGGCTCCATCCCAATCTTCTGAGCCTTCTTTACAAGTTCATCCGCAACCTGCTGTGGTGTGAGCTTGCTCGATCCTTGAAGAAGCGAACCAATCATGTCATGATTAAAAAGCTCTGTAGCAAGCGCGATGTCCTCCTCAATAAAACCTTCCTTCTTAAGAATCTCTGTCATGATAGGAACAGTATGCGAGTGCTGCAAAGCCTTGTCACCCGCAGCTAGAGCTCCAGGCTTTCCGATGTCGTGTAACGGGAGCGCCACGTTCATCAAAGATTCTATATTTCCTCCCCAGCGGTTAGAGATATCTGCGTAATCTTCTGGAGTTAACTGGGTCTTCCACTGCTTGAGCACGTCCTTTGTGTGGGATTCGATGCTACCCATCTCCGTCCCACTGTGCTTAGCAAAGTTCTCTTCGACATTCTTATAGGTATTCTTCAGATAATCTAGAGTGCCCTCAGCATCTAGATCATGGATCGCATCCTTGCCTAGAGGTTCAAGAGGACTATCTACAGGAGGAAGTTTACCTACGTCATCGAATCCGGGTATACCTTCAGGGAGTGCAGAAGGAAGTTTACCTGTATCAGTAGCGGCATGACTAGGAGTATTAACTATATCGCCAAGAATATCATCAGCAAGATAAGGCTCAATAAAATTCTCAAACGTAGAGGGATACTTTGAGGCAAAGTATTGCTGCGATGGTATATCTAGGTCTGAGAACTTAGCCACAGCCTCTTGTGGACTGCTATCAAACTTCCCTATGTAGTTATCGTAAAAGCCTTCGGCGTTCTGCTCAGTATAATCCGCAGCCTTCTTCCCGACTGGACCGTATGTTGGATCGTGTGGCGCCCAATCTAAAAATGCTTTATCGGGATGAGAGTTGATGTATGCGTCCGCTTCAGCAGGGGAATCAAAAGTTCCTAGTGTCTTACCACTTCCCGGATCAAAGACATCTACCTTAGTGCTTGCTGACGCAGTTTCATCAAACAGCTTATCGGTAGTATCTCCAGCCCAGTCAGTAGGTTCTTCTACACTACCAGCCTTCTTTGTATCCCAAAGCTCCTGGACATCAGCCGCAGCCTTATCGTGTCCTGTATCATTCAAGTAATCTATCGCGGACTGATGTGCGTTCTCTGGAGTCATCTCCGGATGCACGAGCTTCATATGAGCTATATCAAAGAAGTCGTCTGCGGATTTTCCTCCAGGAATTGGAACATCATGTTCCTCCCAGATACTCTGAATATCCTTGTAGTGTTGCTCCATCGTGGCTTCACCAGCCGTCGGTGGAGCAGCCTTCTCAGCCATACCCTTTACAGTCTTTGCAGAGTATGGGTATTCGTTCTCGAAGTATTCCTTGGCCTCATCGCTTAGATCGTTCCATGCCTTAACAATAGGTTCGTTATCTCCACTACCTACAGTTTGGGCGTAGATATTATCGAAGTTCTGCATCTCCTCGTGAGGAGACATCTTTTCCCACTTGTTACCTGTATCTGGAACGAAGCCACCCTTGACAAACTCTATCGCTTCTTCCTCAGAGTGTCCCTCGCTCTGAAGTTTAGCAACCTTAGACCAGTCATCTGAACTAAATAGTGGCGTAATCTTCTTGCTAGGATTCTCTTTCTGCCACTCCTCAATAGCCAGCCACTTCATGCTATCCAGAGCGTCTAGCTTATCGCCACTAGCCTTCGCATGGGCAAGAACTGAAATCTCACTTTCAGTAATAGGCTCACCATGCAGTGATGGTCCAGTACTCGTAGGATCTGAGACCTTACCAGACATCTTCATCGATGCCTTGGTCTCTTTTAGCTTCTTTGCGGCGTCAGCCTCTGAGATTCCAAAAGCCTCAGCAAGATCCTTGGCTGCGGTTTTCTCTCCAAGAGTCATTCCCTCGAAGATATCTACTTCAGCTGGAGTATAAGTCTCACCTGTAATCGTATGATATGGTCCGGGATAGTGCTCCTTGTAAAGAGCCTTAGCCTCAGGACTCATCTTAGCGAGTTTCTTCTTAGCCTCTGACATTGGCCCGGAAGAATTAAGATATTGCTCGACTTCGTTCTGGATGCTATACTGCTTCTCGTAATCCTTAACTGCAATGAGCTTATGCTTCTGTAATGCAGTTAGTTCCCGTCCAGCAGCTTCAAGCTCCTTGAGAGTTCCTTGCTCGTATGTCGAGATAGGCTTGCCCATAAACGAGGGCGCGCCTTGAGGCTTCGGAGGAAGTGCCTTGTTTGGAGGATACTTTATATCAGGCTGCGACACTGGAGGCAGCGGAGCCTGAGCCTGAGGCTGTACAATCTGTGGATGCTTCGATACCTTCGTTGGCTTTGCAGGGCGCGCTCCAGGTAAAGGACTAGATACTCCACCCGGAGCGTCGGCAGGAATAGTTCCTGTATAACTTCCACCTTTAGGGTTCGGCGTCCCAGCAGGCGCGAGTTTGCCTTTAACCCAAGGCGTGTTTGCAGGATCTAGATTAGATTCCAGTGGTGCGAAGAGGGTCTGACGTGGATCGAAAGCTATCGACGGATAGTTACCTGAAGTGTTATAATCAGGATAGTGAACTGCACCAAACTCCGTCGTCATGCTCGGTTGATTCAGCGGTGCTGTCCCTGAAGCATAGCTTCCATGCGTGCCATAGCCTGAACCATACGTCGTTGAGCCTTCACCGAGGAGCTTATTCAGGCGGCGCACAGCATCCAAGGCTGTAGGATCTTGCTGAACCTTTTTGTAGTGCGCCTTGAGTTTTGCGACTGGAATCTCACCAGACCTGACCTTGGAGTGCTCCATGACATACTTGGCCTGATCTTGCCAAGCAAGTTCGAGCTTATCAATCTTTGCCTTGTCCTTTACAGGATGCAAGGTCTTGAGGATTACATCGAGGTCCTCTCGTGGAACAGGAACATCTACAGTATCGAGAACCTTGACCTCAGGTCCAAAGTCGAGAGGTAAATACTTGGCAGAAGAACTACCTGAATAGCTTTGGTTCGACGTACCTATCGGAGCGTGACCTGCTTTCTTTGCAGCCTTTGCAGTCGCAGGACTATATGAGCTTGCATGACCCCAACGACCTAGAATGTCACTACTCGCTGGAACTCCAAAGCCTTCCTTTAGAATCTTATCAGCATGTGACTTAGAACCTAACTGGGTCGTGAAACCTGCTATGTCCCTTGCTTCCTTGAACATAGCTGGAGGAAGCCAGGCTTGACTAAAAGGCCCACCAGTAAGTGCTCCGAGGGCTGCAGTTCCAACGTGCTTTGGTGCTATACCAAGAGCATCGATAGATCCCAGACCTAACATGAGCTGAGCGTCAAGAACTTTATTCCCGGTCGATCCGGTGCGCTTGAGTACCTCTTGACCTACGTCTGTCGCACCGAGCGCACCCTTCTCGTAGCCTGACTTAACGCCTTTAAGACCTTCCCAAGCTACGTCAGATAATGGCTTCTGCTCACTGCCTGTATTTCTTGTGTCAGCCCAGTCCAGTGCCGCACCAGCCATACGTCCTGGAACTTCTGAGGATGCACCAACAACACCTGAGATATGACCAAGTGTTTGCTTGACTGGTTCAGGTGTAGCTGCTTGGACTTTCTTTGCGCCTGTGACTACATCTTTGCCAAGAATCTCACCTACGTCACCGACATCCTGTGCGCCTTTGAATTGACCCCTGAGCTTATTTGAATAGTCACCTATAGCCTGAGCAGATTTCTTTGCAATAGCCTCAGGACCAATCTGTGAGGGATCTGGAACTGGTAAGGACTCATACCAGGACTTCGGAGTAGGTGGCGTGACTGGAAGATTTACGTCACCACGCGTAACTTTGCGAGGACGATTCGGATCGGTAGCGTCAGAGTACCAGTCGCGCGCCCCAGAAAGTGCGCGTATCGCCCGGTCGTAAAGACCACCGTAGCCGTATTCTTCAGATCCAGCCATCAGATTCTAAGCAGGTAGTTTGCCAGCCTTATCGTACTGAGCCTGAATACCTTCCCAGTATTCCTTGGTAGCGTTAGGATGAGCTTCTCGTTCTCTATCCTCGGCTTGCCTTCTTCTCTGAGCCATACTGAGATTTTGCCTCAAGGGCTTCATGCCGTCTGCGACGGCCTGTTCTGGAATCTGAACTTCACTTCGGCTCGTCGAAGGAACAACAATCGCGAGCAGACTCGCATAACCTTCACGCTCGGACTTGAGAAGTTGCTGCAAATCCTCTATGTGCATCCTGTGCGCCGCACAACCAGGACAAGTCTGTGGTAGCGTATAGGATTGCGAGCGTCGAAACCATTTAGTGAGCCACGTGGTATCCATACCTTGATCTTCTTCTTGGTCTCTTATGAAATAGCTTGACTGGTCTATCGGAATACTTCTTGTCTCTTTCGAGCTTTTCCATTCTACGATAGAATCCAGTCGTATCACCCGAAGTTTCTAGGTAATTAAGGACTTGGTTGAGCTTTTCTCTGTCCTCAGTTACCTTAACGCTCTGCTCGATCCACCTATGAACTTCCTTTATGAGATATCTACATCCATCATAAGGGTCGTCACCTTCGAACTCCATGACGTCCTCTGTTTTGGTGTCGTCATAGATACAAAGTGGGATGGTATCTTCGAGCGCGCCAAGATCCTTGTCCACGTAGAGTCGAGAGTCTTTGAAGATTTGGAGTTTCGGGAGATTTGTCTCTGGAGCCTCCGGCTCGAACAGAGAAGCATACTCGCGATACGCCTTCTCTCCATAGATTCTGAAGATCCTCGCTCCAGTGTCAATGGAAAACCCTTCCTTTGGTACAATCCTCGGTGGCTTTTCCTTCCACCTTAGGTATTCGTGCATCAGCATCTTGCCACTGATGCGATCATTGTCTGCTAAACTGATACTGAACCTCTGTTCTTGACCTGGAGGATTCAAGACATCAGCGAATTGCTGTAAAATTGACTTCATGTCCCCTTCGCGTCGCTTCGCTGAAGGGTCGATCACTACACTATCAATGACTTCATCTTGCGAGAGGCGCACAAAGTCCGATGCCCACTCAACAATCTTGCGATTCTTCTGTCCGTACTGCCTATATATGAAACACTGACCATTCGGAGCAATCGCGCCCCACCCAATCCACGTCATTGCAGCATGACCCCAGTCAATCGCAGCGATTCTGGGCCAGTATGCAGGAAGTGGGAAAGAACTTATAAGATGTACAGCCTTCTCTGGGTCGCCCGCAAAGTGCTCGAACCTGTATTCGTCGAAAACCTGACCAGTAAACGTCCACCAATCACCATATAGCTTGGCTTTCTTCTCAGCGAGTGGTAGTAATTGCAGACGGTTTATGTAATTCGGGTCTGCATCCATCAGGAAGTTGTTATCCGTCAACTTCGCTGGGATAAATATACGGTAGCTTTGTGCTACCTTGTCAAAGATCTTGGTATATCCGGCGCGCGCAGGTTCGACAAAGCGTTTGCGAACCCAAGCATGACCGACGTTACCAGGATTAGTTGCGCCACGTACAATCGCCGGAAGAGAGCTATCAGAAGTTCTACAACGAGAAGTTAAAAAGACGTATTGAAATTCTTCAAAAGCCGTTAGCTCATCGAAACCTATGTAGTTGTATTCCGCCGTGTCATGGCTTCTAGCATCTTCAGCGCGGAGCATATAGCTGAACTGAATCCAGGCTCCCGACGGAAATGTCCAGCGATGTTTTGTGTCGTTGTAGGTAGCTCCGAAAAGTGGGTAGATGTCTCTCGATCTGGGGATAAGAGATTCTTCAAGTTCCGGGAAAGTTCGACGGAAGATGATTCCTTTGAATGTTCCATTCTGATACCAACCTCGAACTATGGGGAGCATCAAGAGGATTTCTGACTTCCCCCCTCCCGCTGCTCCCCCATACATCGCCTCGAAAACGTTATCCGGAATCCTAATAAAGTCAGTCTGACGTTTATTTGGTTCCCAGACTTTGTTTCCTTCTATGAGCTGAAAGGGCATGGTCTGGGCTGAACTTCGATCTGAGCTGAACTTTGGCTAGCCTAGAGTGCCTTACAACTTACGGTTGCCCCCGCCGTCGGACACCTCGCGTGGGACGCTCCGGTCTGGACGCCAGTCGTCGACGCTGCACTTGCGACCCAAGGTCCTGCCTCGGCAAGCGCGAATTCGAGCGCCACAGAGGATAGAACCCAGCACGCCCTCGCGGGTAGAGCCATGACTTGATTCTGTAGTACAGTCGTTGGAACACCGAGCTGAAATGAGCTGGGCATTACTTACTCCACATCTTTCTGTCTTTCTTCGGTGTGGCGCGCACAAATTCCTTCGCTACGGAAGGCTCAATCTTCTGTGGACCTTTGAGCCCTCCGTGCGCGGCTGCTTGCATGAAACGATACTGCTTGCCAGATACAGCAGGCATCTGAACCTACCAAGTAATCATCGAGGCAGTTAGAAACGCGAGACCTGCCGCGATCAATCGATGCCAATTGGGTTGCGTTGGCTGCCACGTCGCAAGGATGAAGCAGACCAATGCAAAGACCAACAGGAGTAGATGAAAGACGGGAGGCATCTACTTCGCTGGAAGCTGAGTTGGCTTCGGCAAGACTGAACTAGCCTTTGGTGGATCGACCATCGGAAGTTCGACCTTTGGTCTGGTGAACTCAGGAGGTAACTCATCGGCTGGCTTGAGTTCGAGTCCAAGGTCTGGACCTGCGATCTTGATCGGAAGGGTCGGCTCATCCCACATTGTAGGATCAAACACTGGAGCCTCCGGTGGTTTATTCTCGGTATACCATTCCTCGGCCTCTTCCTTCGTCATTCCTCCGTCGCGCGCATGCTTGAGAATCGCTACGGCTTCGGAGAAGTCTTCGATCGAATCGTAGTCGCCTCCGAGCGCCACGTACTGAGCCTCGCTCATAACGAGCGCTTCGCCCGCGATGCTAACAATCACGTCCTTAGGGTAAGCCTTGACTTCACCTCCGTGGACTTCCTGCATCAGGTATCCACCCTGAAGATGAACCTTCGCTGCGTCAACTCCCACCGGAAATCCCGTTACTACCGTCGGCGTCGGCGTCGGGACTGCTGTTGACTTTGCTGTCGACGCTGGCTCGTACTTCTGTTCCGCCATTTGCATCTCCTTTAGGTTGGTTTCTCACAACCAGGACGTTGAAAGCCTTGGGTCCGTTGGTGCCCTCCTCAAACTCAAACGACACCTTATCGTTCTCTTTCATGTTCCGAAAAGGTACGGAGTTTCGTGACACCTTGGACCAGTGAAGAAAGTAGTCTCTTTCGTCTGAACCTTCAACGAAGGCGAAACCTTTTTCTAGAAATATCTTACGTACGTATCCTTCCATGTAATCCTCACCCTAACCGATTTCTATGACTGGGTAGTCAGTCTCTTTCTCTTGATTCGGAGTAAAGACAATTACTTGAGCGTTACTTGTCTGCTCCGCAACTACAATAGGCTTGGTTGCAGACATGATCGACGCTAGGTTCTTAGCAATCATGCTAAGTTCCTTTGCGTCCTTGTTCTCTAGCTTTTCGGGAGTTATGCCTGCAACCGTGACAGAAAGGATATCTAGGACTTGAGATCGAATAACATTTGTATTGTGATCAATCGCTTCAATGAGTCCTGGGCTTTCCTTGTCCTGGGAAGTTCGGCCGTGCTTGTAATGGTGAGCCATCGTAGAGTTGACTCCCCAAGCCCTAGCTGCCTCAGTAGATGTTCCAAGTTTGGCGGCACTGCCGATGAGCGCGCGAAAGATTGGGGGGACGTTGCCCTGCTGAGGATATCTTCCTCCGCGCTCTTCTGAAGTTTTAAGATGACGTCTACCAGCGAGTATAGCAAGTCTGACTGCATCATCTGCCGTCGGTTCGGTGGGATCGTTGGTAGTTTCTTCTAAGGCTTCGCTTACCTCATCTACAGGTTGAGGTTGAGCTGAAGGCGAAGGTTTAGTCAGCGGAATGTTCAAACGACGCAGCAAGTTGCTGGCGGAGTCTCGGCGCGCGTCTGCTTCTTCCTCAGATATAAACATAAAGATGGTCCCCTGGTCTGGCACAAACCTTGCAGGGCTTTACCGACTTAGCGTGTGCAAATTGTAGCAGAATCCAGAAAACTTGTCAAGTATGTAAAATTTACACCTGTTCACCGAATGAACAGCTAGGTTGTCACTTCTATTTTGTCATGTAGATTGTATGGGACCCTTTTATATATGGGACCCTTTATAAATTTGGCACAATCACATGTGGCAGAAACTTAGAATTAGACAGGCACGGTTTGCCGACAGCCTAGCCCCGCAGGGGCGAATGGGACCCGCGGAGCGGGACATACTCCCCCCGAGAGCATCGGGGGAGCATACCATCGGCCCGGATGTAACACGCGCGCCTAGAAAAAATAGGGCACTTGACAAA